ATTGGCGCCTGGCACGGCATGCCATACCCCGGCTATCAATACCCGCTGATCTTTTGCCTGGACCCGGAGACGTACAGCGTCGAGCTGGGGAACATGATTGATTTCCTGTACGACTCGCAGCAGTGGTACCAGCAGAAATTCGGCGTCCTCGGACCTGGTGCAGCGGCGTACATCTGGAACCGCTGGGATAACTACCGCTACGGCCCGGCCGACACTTGGACCCAGTACCACTGGGGCGATGGCAACGCATGGGCCGGATACCAGCCCAGGGCAATGATGGGCGCCTGCAGGGCCTGGTATGAGCTGGTACACCGGGGCAAGCCCGTACCGCCCAAGCTGGTCGCCTACGCCGAGAACTGGCTGCGCTGGTTGGTAAAGTTCGTCAAGGACTCCAAGGGCATCTTGCCGACCGACTTCCCCACCAACAGCGTACCCAAGCCGGTGGAGGACGATTTCACCGGACACATGACCGGGCTGTGGCTGGCCGGCGCCTGCCTGGCGGCGATGGCCGGCAGCCAGGTGGCTGACCTGGATGTGCTGATTGAGGCGTGCATGGACGAGCTGCAGACGTACTACACGGTAACGCCCATTCCTGGTCATGCCATGAATGGCAGCTGGACCCCCGACCCGCGCCTGGGTACCGATAACGGCATGTTCTTTGGCTTTTGGGCCGGGGAGATCCTGCGCGGGCTGGGCTTGTACATCCAGTACCGGACCTTGGGTGCGGGGGCGAACATCTACGGCGGGCCAGTGCCCGCTTAGCGCTTCACGGCCTGCCGCGAGGGCAGGCCCCTTACTTCAAGAGCGAACCAATGGCAGAAACAGACGCGATTTACGTCGCCATGCTGACTGACGCGGGCGCGGCTGCGCTGGCGAAAGCCATCGCCACCAAGACCACCCTCAAGATCAATACCATGGCGATAGGGGATGGCAACGGCAGTACGCCGCTGCCCTCTAAGCTGCAGAAAAAACTGATTCACGAGGTGTTCCGGGTCAAACTCAACCGACTTTCGGTGGAGAGCGGCAAGCCCGTGATTGTGGCCGAGGGCATCCTGCTGCCGGAGGTCGGCGGCTGGTGGGTGCGAGAGGTCGGCCTGTACGACGACGCCGGGGTGCTGGTTGCGGTGGCCAGCTACCCGGCGACCTTCAAGCCGCTGCAGGAGCAAGGCAGCGGCCGCACTCAGGTGATCCGCCTGCTGATTCAGGTCAGCAGCACCGCCAACGTGCAGATTCTGCAGGACCCCAACACGGTTACGGCCACCCTGGCAGTGGTGCAGGAGGCTATCAGCCAAGGCGAGGCTGCCACGGCCCGCGCACTGGCCACCGAGCGCACCATTTCGCTCAAGGGTGATGCCACCGGTGCGGCCAAGTTCAACGGCGCCGGTGACGCGGCGATCAATGTCACCCTGGCCAATTCCGGGGTGCAGGCCGGTACCTATTCCAAGGTGCGGGTCAGTGCCAAGGGCCTGGTGCTGGAGGGAGCGACGCTGACGGCTGCCGATATCCCCAGCCTGGACGCGGCCAAGATCACCACCGGCACGCTGAGTCGACCGACCACGGGCAACGCCGGCAGCGCGACCAAGCTGCAGGCGGCGCGTGTGTTCACCTTCACCGGTGATGTGGGCGGTCAGGGCCAGTTCGATGGTGCTCAGGATGTGGCGATTGCCCTCAGTCTGGAGAGCACGGGGGTGCGGGCTGGTACCTATCCCAAGGTGCGGGTCAGCGCCAAGGGCCTGGTGCTGGAGGGCGCGGCGCTGACGGCTGCCGATATCCCCAGCTTGGATGCCGCCAAGATCGCCACCGGTACCCTGAGCCGGCCGACCACGGGCAACGCTGGCACCGCGACCAGGCTGCAGACGGCGCGCGAGGTGAGTTTCACCGGTGATGTAACCGGGCGGGGGGTGTTTGACGGCTCGCAGAATCTGTCGATAGCCCTGGGCCTGGCAGGCATGGACGTTAGCAAGCTGGTTAGCGGCATTCTGCCTATCCATCGGGGCGGTACCGGGGGCAACACGCCTGACGGGGCGAGAAATGCGCTGAATGCGGCGGTTCGCTCGCAGTTCTCAGGGGCGCAGAACGGTTTCTACTGGGACACCGACAACGGCTTTATGGCCCAGTGGGGACGCTTGAACGTGGGGGACTTGCCCAGCCAGTTCACCGAGTACCAGGTGGGATTCCACTCGGGTGGGTTCTCGGCGGCGCCGTTCATTGTCATTCCGGTGATCTACCACAAGAGCAACCCAGGGGTGCCGGCGGCCACGTTGACCCCGGCGATCATGGAGGGAAAAACCACCGGGCAAAGTTTCAACATCATGATTGGCGAGTGGGCGAATTCGGTACAGGACTTCGCGCTGTACTGGTTCGCCATCGGCTTCCGCGCTGGCTAACGCGCAACACAATTCCAGCTGTTCAACTCAACCGCCCATTGGCGGTTTTTTCGTTTCTATGGGGAGCATTTATGGCTAACTTTTTCCATGGCGTAACCACCTCGCTGGTCATTTTGGGGGGGCGCACCATCAGCGTGCCCTCGTCGTCGGTGATCGGCATTGTCGACGTTTACACCCCAGGGGTCGGCCTGGCTGAGCCCAATACGCCGGTGCAGGTCGTCAGCGACCGCGAGGCCGTGGCGGCGTTCGGCCCTAACTCGCCGCTGACCAAAGCCTGCCTGCAGATTCTCGATCAGGCCAAGGCCGTAATCATCGCTGTAGGTGTCACCTCTGCCGGCACTGCGGCCACCATCACCAGTTCGGTGATTGGCGGCGTGGCGGCCGATGGCAAGCGCAGCGGCCTGCAGGCCTTGCTCGATGCCAAAAGCCTGTTCAACCAGCACCCACGGCTGTTGGTGGCACCCAAACATTCGGCCACCAAGGCGGTGGCCACCGCCATGGATACCCTGGCGGATAAGCTGGAGGCGATTGGCCTGATCGACGGGCCGGGTACCACTGACGAGGCGGCCATTGCTTATGCCGTGGGCTTTGGCAGTAAGCGGCTGTACATGGTCGACCCCGGCGTCAAGAAGTGGAGCGTTACCAGTAACGGCGACGAGGACCTGGCGGGTTCGCCGGTGGCGGCCGGCCTGTTCGCGCAGACCGATGCCAGCATCGGTTTCTGGGCTTCGCCGTCCAACAAGGAAATCAAGAACATCACCGGCACCGTGCGGGCTGTCGAGTACCTGGACAACGACCCGACTTGCCGGGCCAACCTGCTCAACAACGCCAATATCACCACCATCATTCGCGACGGTGGCTATCGCCTATGGGGCAACCGCACGCTGTCCAGTGATAGCAAGTGGGCATTCGTCACGCGGGTGCGCACCGTCGACATGGTGATGGCGGCCGTGCGTGCCGGCATGAAATGGGCCGTCGACTTGGGCATTACCAAAAGCTATGTCAAGGATGTGACCGAGACGGTGCAAGCCTTCATGCGCGACCTCAAGGCCGCCGGGGCGGTGATCGACTTTGAGGTCTACGCCGACACCGAGCGCAACACGGCCAGCCAGTTGGCCCAGGGCAAGATCATCTGGGTGATCCGCTTCACCGATGTGCCGCCTGCCGAGAACCCGATTTTTGAAATCGAGGTGACCGACGAATACCTGACCCAAGTTCTCGACGTAGCCTAAGGAGGGCGCGCAATGGCTGTTATTCCAGAAGTACTGTTCAACATGAATGCCTCGGTGGGCGGTGTCAGCCTGCAGGGCGATGTACCGTCGCTGACCCTGCCCAAGCTCACGGTCAAGACCGACGAGTATCGCGGCGGAGGCATGGACGCGCCGATTGAGATGGATATGGGCCTGGAGAAGCTGGAGGCCAGCTTTACGTCCAACGGCATGCGTCGGGAAACCCTCAAGTATTTCGGTGACTTCGACCAGACCGGTTTCAACTGCGTATTCCGGGGCAGCTTCAAAGGGCAGGGCGGCGCCACCAAGGCGGTGGTCGCTACCTTGCGCGGTGCGCTCAAGGAAGTCGATCCGGGGGACTGGAAGCCGGGCGAGAAGGCGGAAATGAAGCACAGCATCGCGGTGCGCTACTACAAGCTGGAAGTCGGCGGCCGCGTTATTTATGAAATCGATCCTGTGAACTGCATCCGCGTTATCGACGGTGTCGACCAACTCGCCGGCGTTCGCGCTGACCTCGCCATTTAAGGAGCCTTAGCATGTCCATTTTCAACCCTATTCCAACCTGGCTCCACATCGAGGACGGCCGCGCGGTGGTGTCCCTAAGCGTGCCCCTGGACGTTTACGGCGAGACGCGGCAGGCGTTGACCATGCGCAGCCCTACGGTGAGCGAAGACCTCATGGTAGGCCTGCAGGTGGGCGACAACGACGAACAGCGCGAATTGCTCATGCTGGGGTCGCTGTGCGAGCTGACCGAGGATCAGCTGACGGCCCTGCAGGTGCGCGACTACCGCCGCCTGCAGCGGGCCTATAAGGAGCTGCTGGGTGATGACAGCGGCGAGAATCCGGCCTGGCTCAAGCTGACTCTGGAGCATGCGGTGGTGCGCCTGGCGGCGCCTATCATGCGCGAAGGCGTCAAGGTTGACCGTCTGACCTTGCAATCGCCCTCGATTCGCCTGAGCCGGGAGGTGGAGGCCGAGGCCGGCGACGACAACAGCAAGCTGGAAACGCTGCTGTTCCAGCGCCTGACCGAAACTACGCCGGCCGAGCTGCATTCGCTGACCATCCGCGACTACAACCGGGTGCGCGCGGCCTACTTTCGCCTGGTCCACCAAGACGGGGTTTAACACCCCCGGATTCCAAAAGTCGCTTGCCAAGCGCCTGGCGCGAGAACTCGGGTTCTCGCCCAGCGAGCTGGAGCAAATGCCATTCGCTCGCATGGTCTGGTGGCTCTCTGATTGAGCCGCCGGGCTGTGCCTGCGTGGGAGTGAGAAACCATGGCCAACAACAAGTTTTCCATTGGCCTTGTGATCGGCGGGGTGGTCAGCGCAACGGTCGGCGCGGCGTTCAAAGACGTTGAGGGCCGAATCGGTAAGCTCAAGAAGCGTGGCGACGAGGCCAAGGTGCTGCAGGGCGTCATTGGCGAAACCATGCGCCTGCGTGATGAGTGGAAGAAAGCCAGCGAGGCGGGAGAGTCCAGCGCGCGCGGCCTGCGCAACCAGCTGGACCGCAACCTAGCCGCCCTACGCAAGCAGGGGGTAGAGGTTGGCCGCTTAGAGGACCACTACCGCACGCTGGGCCGAACCGCGCAAACCGCTGCCCGTCAGGCCAAGGGGCTGCAGCAGATCGAGGCGGGTAAAGCCGGCCTGCGATCAACCGCCATGCAGGCCACCGTGGGCACTGCGGCTGTGGCGTTGCCTACCAAGGTCAGTGCCGACTATCAGGCGATAGTGCGGGATATCGCCATCAAGGCCGGCGTGGCCAACAAGGCCGAGGAAGTCGAGCTAAACCGGGGCATCATCAGCACGGCCAAGGACACCGGGCTTGCGCGCAACGAGGTGGCGGATGTCCTCAACAACCTGGTGGGGGCCGGTATGGACCTGCAGGAGGCGGCGCG